GTTGATTCCGACTTTAGACAAGTAATCCGCAGCGTTACCGAACGAATTGGCAGTATTAGTCAATTCCAAATAACCATAACGTGTCATAAAGCTGACCACTGGTTCAAACGTTTGCGGATCCATAACTGGGCCAACGCTCATTAATGGAATATATGGACAGTAGTAAGCTGCTGCATCGGTTTCTGTAGGTCCTTTGTAACCTAACAAAATCGGATCGCTGTCTGACGCATATTGATTTACATAAACGCGCATTGTGCTATTCAATGTACCAACAAATTTTGTATTTGTAGGAGCTTCGAATGTACCTTCTGTCGTACGTGCAAATGATGATGTTGTTGCAGATTGAAGAATTGTCAATGCTGTTGGTGAAACTACGCACCAGTTAGCAGCGCCACGACGTGTACGTGCAGCAACCAAGTTAGCTTGTTGATTGATCATAACAGCAAGAGCAGCCATTTCATCACCAACATAAGTAGCTGTACCAGATACAGCAGCTTGGTTGAATGTTGTTGGAGCTACAGGAACTAAACTACCTAATCTGTACAACATTTCTTGATCGATCTCAACAGTAATTTCTTGCGCAAGAGCTTGCATGATTTCAGCTTGGATATCGATACCGTGAATTGCATTAGCATCTTGTTCTGCTTCGAAAGTCCAACGAGCTGACAATTTACGTGTCTTAGCTTCTACTGTTTCTTTCAAAATTTGGATGCTTAATTTGTTACCTGGAACACCTTCAAGACGTGCAGTAGAAGCAGCCGCAGGGTCAGCAGCAGATTCATTACCCGAATATGCTTTAGCAATTTCGAATGGACCTAATGCTTCAGTACCTGCCGTTACACCACCCGCTGTATTCGCATAACGAACACGCAAAGTATGAATTTGTCCTACTGGACCAGTCATAGGCTGAACACCCATGATTTCATTCGCAATAACAGTTGGCATTACGCGTCGAATCAACGGTAACATTACTTTGTTAAGAACTGCGATATTACCTGCTTGTGATGCACCTGCAGTTGCCGATTCACCCAAGTATTTACGAGTGTTTTCAAACACTTGATTCATACTAGAGCGGCGAGTGCCTGTCAGGCCCTCTAAAAGGGCTTCTTTAGTTGCGACCCAATTATTTTCAAATAGCTTTGTTGCCATTGTAAGTTTCTCCTAGATTACTTTTTAATTCCGGCTAAGGACAATATATGTTGCAATTCTGACGTTTCAAAAGAATCGTCAGCTCGAGTGACCTTCACTCTGTTACCTGTATTGGATGACAATGTAGCTTCGTTCAACTGAGCCTTAGAAGACGCAGGTTTACGTTCAATTGCTTCATTTAGAACGCTTGGCAAATATTTGTTATATTGGCCTTGCAAATTCTGTGTCTGAACCGATTCAAGTAACTCTTTCATTACAGACTTCTTGTCCTTAGACAATGGGGCTAGTAATTCGTTCATGACTTTTTGTCTTACGACTAAGTCTTGAGTAGCACGTAGTTTGCTGTCCATTCTTTCCATAAGTCCAGTGCTCTTTTTAACAGATTCTGTCAATGAGGCAATTTTATTATTTTTAGTTTCGACAACTTTTTGCATTTTTCGTAATTCAGTACCTTCATTTAAATACGAAGTCATAAATTCGGCTGCAAAAGTTTCAAACATCTTACGGCCAAATTCGTTTTCTCGGGAAAGACGGATGTCATCCTTAAATTGACCAATTTCGCTACGCAATGTTTTTTCTATGTTTGACTCGATGATCCGAGCTGCACGTTTAATAAACTGTGTCTTAGTTTCTTGAAGTTTTAGTTTACCTTCGGTAACCATTTTAACTTTTTGTTCTACAAGAGATTTTTTATCAGAACGGAACTCGCGAATTTCTTCAGCTAGTTGCTTTAACAAAAAGTTCTCTAATTTACTAAAGTTTTCCTTCATTACTTTCTTTTCGGCATAGAATTCTTTCATTTCTTTTGCCACAGCTTCTGTTACGAATTTGTTTAGCATTCCTGTGTGTTGAGCGATTTTACCTTTGTAGGCAATGCGTTCTGTGACAAGTTTTCTCTTATCTTCGGCGAATTCCTCGAGTTCAACGCGGACTTTATCTGTTAAGAAACGATCCATTGTTTCTACTAGTGTACCTTTATCGTGTTCAAACTTACGTGCAAACTCTTCTCGGAGTGTTGCAGCAACTTCTTCACGAACTTCGGTTATTCTAGATTCCCATAAACCAACGATCTGATTTCTAGAATCTTCGGATAGTCCAACGCTTTCGCTCAAGATTTCATCAATTTTTTTTGCCATCCTGAGTTCTCCTAAATTTTTAACTCTTGAATAAATCTGTGAAGGTCTTTAATAAGCTGTTTCTGAGCAGAGGACTCGGTCAATGCACTTCTTGCAGTGTCCATTACACGTGAACCACCCTTCATATTAAATAAACTTTCATATATTGTTCTCGGAAATGCATTTGGCGCGCTGGGTTGCGCTACAATATCAACTGTGATAATTTCGAAATCAGAAACTGCACCGTTGTCATCGACATTTCCAGAACCACGGGAAGAAACTCCCAACTTTGCACCCGACAGCAATAGTGTCTTTACAATATTGCCCATCGGAGTTGGAACAATCTTCAACTTTCCGTATCCATCTGCCCCATCCATCCACATTTCTGTAATTAGATGAGATACACGGTCAAGATTGATAGAAAGCTCTTCCGGGTGATCACATTCACCTAAAATTGGAGTAGGATGATCACCAGTGAGTTTCTTATTCATTTCATTGACTGCTCTTACAATCTCCCTCGCCG